AACGTGTGCTGGTACACCAACAGGAACGCCAACCGCTGTTACAGGGATGGCTCCAATTGTGGTCAACACGACCAATAATAAGCTGTATTTTTATTCCGGCGGCGCTTGGCGTGACGCTGGTCCGTAATAAGGGGAAACCATGAAACTCGAACTCACCATCAACGAGATCAACATGATCCTGCAAGCGTTGGGCAATGCGCCATACGCTCAGGTGTTTGAACTTGTAGAGAAAATCCGCACCCAGGCGCAGGCACAGGTGCAAACCACGGAGCAAGCAAATGGCTAATACCTATACCTGGGTCATTGAGGCGATGGATTGCGTCCCTCAAGAAGACGGCCAGACCGATGTTGTGATCGCCGTGCATTGGCGCTTGAATGGCACCGACGGAACCAATACTGCAACGGTCTATGGCACTGTGGGTTTGACCTACACGCCGCGTTCCCCGTTCACGCCTTACACTAATCTGACGCAGGATCAAGTTATCGCATGGACGCAAGACGCGCTTGGCGATGAACAGGTGGCGTCGCTTGAGGCTAATGTGGCGGCGCAGCTTGCCAATCTTGTCAACCCTCCGGTGGTTTCCCCGCCGTTGCCTTGGGCTGCCTGACACACCTTAGTGAACGGTAAATGTCTTCTCCGCAGAAAATATCACAATTAACAACGGCAGGCCCGCTTACTGGCGCTGAGCTAGTTCCTGTCGTACAAAACGGCGGCACCCTACAGACCACTATATCGGTGCTTGCCGCGTTTGTAAACGTGTCTATTCTGCCCGTCGTATCAGCCCTTCAGACCCAGATTGAGCAGGTATCAGTCCTTACTTCTATCAATGCTGAATCTATTACCTCCTTAAATGCGGTAGTATCTACTTTTGATTCTCGTATTGAAGCCGTGTCAGCGGGCATTGTTTCGGTAAATAATGCCGTTTCTGCTTTGGAAGTCCGCGTAAGTTCTGTTTCGGCTGCGGCCTCCAATGCTTCGGCAGCCATCACATCCATTAATAATGTCGTAAGCGCGCTTGAAGTTCGCGTAAGTGCCGTATCTGCCCTGACTTCAGTTAATTCGGCAGCTATCACATCCATCAATAACGCCGTATCCGCTTTAGAAATCAGAGTCAGTGCGGCTTCTGCAACAGGTGCGGCTAACTCGGCGGCTATTACTTCTGTCAATAACGTAGTAAGCGCCCTAGACATTCGCCTTACCAATGTATCGGCATCCGTATCGGTACTTAATGTGCAAATGGGGCAGGCGCTTGCCTCAATTTCAGCTATCAATTCAGTCCTCGCTACCATCGACACTTCCGCTATCGCGGGCCTAGAAGTTCGCGTTAGCAACCTGTCAATTGCGGTATCCACCAACACAGCCGCTGTCACTTCCATCAACGCAGTCGTCTCGGCCCTTGACATCCGCCTTACTGCCGTCAGTGCCGTTACCTCAGTCAACGCTGTTGCTATCACTTCTGTCAACAACGTTGTTTCTGCCCTTGAAATCCGTGTCAGTACCGTGTCGGCACAGGCGTCTGCAATTCAAGCGCAAGTCAACAGTGTATCCGCTTTGGTGTCTGCTCTTGATGTGCGCGTGGCCGCCGTATCAGCTTCTGTATCGGCCCTGCAAGTTCAAGTCAACAATGTTTCAGCCGCGCTTACTTCCACTAACAACGTAGTATCTGCTCTGGAAATTCGAGTTAGTTCCGCGTCAGCAGCAATTTCAGTCAACACAGCAGCTATCACTTCCATCAACAACGTAGTAAGCGCACTTGAAATTCGCGTAAGCACTGTATCAGCGCAGGCGTCTGCTGTACAGGCCCAAGTAAACGCCGTCTCCGTTTTGGTGTCGGCCCTGACCTTACGTGTCACTAATGTGTCGGCTTCTGTAAGCGTCTTGCAGGTCCAAGTCAATACTGTATCGGCGGCTCTGACATCCACCAATAACGTCGTCAGCGTCCTTGAGATTCGCGTCAGTGCGGCTTCTGCTACAGGCGCTACCAATTCAGCATCTATTACCTCCATCAATGCGGTACTAACGTCCATTCTTGCAATTCTCAATTCCAACTATCGCGTCTTAGAATAGCAAGTGGTGAGCAAGTGAGAATCCCCTTGCAACCAATCCTCACTTAATGTAGGATGTGCTTCTGATCAAGGAGCCACACATGACAGACAAAGTAAATCGCGTCCAACTCCTAAACGACGCCAAAGCTCAACTAACACCCTGGACTACCGAAGACGGGCGCCTATTTTTGGATTGCACCGACATGGGTACCCGTCGCACCATGGCCATCACGCCCACGGGCAACTGCGACTTCCGGGGCTGGTTCTCTTCGTTCTGTGTCGATCAAATCAATATCGTGCCCAACGGCGACCTAGTCAACTCGGCCCAAACCTACTTCGCACACTGGGCGCGTACCCGTGGTCCCAAGCTCAAGGACTATATCCGCGTGGGTGGGCGCATAGGTGAACTCTACATCGACACTGGCAACGACGCCAATGACGCATGGCGCATCACCCCCAACGGCATCGAGCTTGTTAAGGGCGGCCCGACCCACATCCGCATGCTGCGTGGCGCTGGCGTCCTGCCCCTTGCCGACCCCGACTTCGACGCTGATCCGTCCGAATTCCCTACCCTACTCCGCAAGTACATCGCCTCCGACGACGACACCCTCATGCTGCTAACGGCGTGGCTTCTCGGCTGCCTGCGCCCCGAAGGCCCCTATCCCGTCCTCACCATATCCGGCGAACAAGGTTCTGGCAAATCCACAGTTTTGCGCCTGATGCGCCGTATCATCGACCCCCATGCCCTCGATATGCGTACCCCGCCCGAAGACCAGCGCGACCTACAAGCCATGGTTCGCAACTCTTTTATCCTGGCCTTCGACAACGTGTCCTTCATTTCCAACAAAATGTCTGACGCTTTGTGCGTTATCAGCACGGGCACGGGCGCCCAGGGTGGTCGCGCGCTCTACACCAACGCCGAAGAATCTGCCGTCCGCGTATGCCGCCCCGTCGCCATGAACGGCATCCCCGACGTCGTCGAACGCGGTGACCTAGTAGACCGCTCCATCCACGTTCACCTGCCCCGCATCGACCCCCGCCTGCGCCGCGACGATATGGAATTTTGGGACAGCTTCCACACAGATCACCCACGCTTGCTGGGTTCGCTTATGAATGCAGCATTGAAAGCTATGCAAAACTATGGTAATGTAGTCTTGGCTGAAAAGCCGCGCATGTCTGCGTTTGCAGTGTGGGCCGTTGCTGCTGAACAAGCTTTCGGGTGGAAGCCGGGTCGTCTTATGGAAGTCTATAAGAACAACCGCTCCGCCGCCGAATCCCAAATGCTTGAGTTCAACGGCATGGCATCCGCCCTGTTGCGTATGATGGCGAAGCAAAAGGAATTCTCAGGTACGTATTCGGATTTGATTGGACAACTGGAAATGAACATCGGCCCGCGCGAGCGTCTGCCCCAAACGTCCCATAGCTTTGCTGCTGAACTTAAGCGCATTCGTCCCGCCCTTGAGCGGCAGGGCTTGCGCTTCTTCAATGCCGGGCGCTCGGGTTCCGTGGAGCAGAAGGGTCGTTCCCGCATTTCCATTGTGCGCCAAGACGACGACGAGGATACGCCCGCCTCATGACCGACGAACCTTACGTTCCCAAAATCAGCACCAAGAAACTTCCTGAATACTACGAACGCGCCCAGAAGAAGGCGCTGGAACGTAAGGCTAATGGTCCGTCGCAGAAGGACCGGATTGCCAAGCACAAGCGTGAACTCCGGGCCATGAATATCCACAAGCCCGGTCATGGCATTCGCGCCGAAAACGTCAAAGCAATCCGCAACCTACGCGAACACCTGCGCGAAACGTGGCAAGCTTCTTGGGACAAGATCAACAAGATCAAGAAGCTCACACCCAAGCAAGTCGAGTTCGCCCGCCAGTTCGCCTTGAATGGCCGCACCAACAAATGCGGGGCCATGCGCCTAGCTGGATACGATAGCGTCAATCCGGCAGTGTTGCTATCCCTGGCAAACAAAAACCTATCCATCCCACACTTCCATGACCTAGTCACCGCATTCGAAATCGAGGAGAAGGCCCGTATGAAAATCAACGTCGAGGATGTCGTCAAGTGGTTCAACGACATTGCCACCCAGGCCATGGGTTCCGGCGACTTCACCAACGCCAACCGCGCCATGGAAAACCTTGCCAAGTACCTCGGCATGTTTGTCGAGAAGAAAGAAATCACGCACCGCACCATCCACTCCAAAGAAGAGTTGGATACCCGCATTAGCGAACTGACTGCCATCCTGCGTGAAGCCGAGCCGGAAATTGAGCGCAAACTTAAAATCCACTAACCCCGACGCAGTCCTTAAGTTAAAGGCCGAACTGGCCGAAG